CTATGGCTTCACCTTGTTTAAATCGAATATTTTTCCCTTACCCCGTTTGATTGACGTGTAGTGATTCAGGAGGTCTTGGAGCGTGTACCCACCGTAGGCGAAAGCGTTGATGGCGATAGTCCATTCCTTACCCATGACCCCCTTGAGGCTGTAATTGATCTCTAGGGCGCGTGTGAGGATAATTGAGGCGTCAATCTCAGCCCTCATGCTCCTGCGCCTTCCGTAGTGCTCTAAGGCACCCTTAAATTCGTCCTGCTTAGCCTGAGCCTGGATACCCTGCCAATCGTCTGGCAGGTCGATGAATGAGACCGCGAAAAGGATTTCATAGTCCGGCGCCAAGATGTGATATCCGTCAAAGTTCGGATAGCCTTGCAAAGAGTCTTTTATTTCCCAGCCCTTGTCAGTTACACCAGTCAAAACTACATTATGAATCGAGACCTTCTTTCCGGTTTTGGGCGCCACTTTGTCCCAGTAGCCTTTACTAATGGGAATGGCGATTGATAGTGGGGAAACTGAAAGCGCGGCGATCAAGGATTCAGGGTCGGTATTCACCACAGCGCGGCTTTTCGCCCGATATTTCTTTCCCTGCTCAAGAATCCAATCACTGACCTTTGCTTCGGCCTTGTATTTATCATAGACCGCCTGACCCCAGGTATTCGGTACGGGAGTGGGCTTGTATTCCTCAGGCACCACTGACTCACAGATGCCATTAGCCGCGTTCAAGAGGGTATTCCCGAATAACTGACCGCCGGTGCGGTAAAACAGCTCGTAGGGGCTGAATAAGATGCTCTTGCCGGTCTCTTTCTTCTCGAAGGCCGAGGCGATATCAGTATTGGCGAAAGCGGTACACCACCAAGAGGAACCCTGGTTTCTGAACTTAGGGAGATACTTTTTCCAGTCCGGAGGAGTCGTGGGTTCTCCACCGCAAAACAGCTCATGCCTTGGAGCTTGCTCTATGGCTTCGACTGTATCCAGGATGGCGCCAGTCTCGATTTGAGGATATCCGAATAGTCTGCGTAGGTTCATAATCGGTATTTTTGGAAATCTATAATCTTCTCAAGGATGAACTTAGGAGGCATCAAGTCTTCTTCTTTCCTGAGCAAGATGATTTTTTTTGTGTAGGTTTTTTCTTTGACATATATTTTCACTTTAGGCCCCGGGCCGGTTTGTGCCGGGTTACCGGGGCTTTGGGTTAAGGGTAGGCGCACTTTCCCCCCTCCCCCCGACGTAAGTCAGGAGGCTTGCAGTGGTCCCCATCTTTCGATGAGGGGAGGAGGCTCCACCAGAATCTATCCGGTGGAGCTAAGCGATTACGCATTAATATTTTTGAGTCCATTCCAGTCCTCCATGTTGAGCATGTGAACCGGGATGTACCGAGGTTCCCCCACCAGCTCGATGACCTGATTCGGGCAATCCCGTTGGATGGTCAAGAGCATCATGTAGGTGGAATAGCTGAACTGCCACCACTTGAGGACAACGATTCTGCCGTTAGGCGGGAAGGTCCAGACTTTCATCTGCTCCCCCTTCCATTCGTCGGCTTCTCGAAGCGCGAGTTGTAGGACAGGATTTGGCCGTTCTGGATCACCACGTCAACGAACCTCCCTCCCTGTGGTCCGACCAATCCCCGGCGTACCGTGTACTCATTCGGGAACTGGAAGTTGCCGGATTGCGTCACCTGAATCCCGGCGGATTCGTAGTGGATGACGCTGTGGAAGTGTCCGAGCTGGATGAACCGCAGGCGGTACTTCTTGCCCTTGACGTAGGCGTGTTCTCCCGAAGCGTCCAAGAGGTTGCGGATGTACGTCTGCCCCGGATAGGACAAGGCGTATGCCCGGCCAGTTGCCCCGTGAATCTGCCGGCGCAGGACACCACCAATGATGATGTCGGCCGCGAAGTAGGGCAGGTATACGAAGTTCTGGACTTTCTCTTGGAGCAGGTGGCAGGGATTCACTCCCCCTTCCTTCTCGAAGGAATAGTCATGGTTGCCGGTCGTGGCGTAGTAGTGCAGCGGATAGTCCATCAGGATTTCCGCGAGCAGGTTGGCCTGGTCCTCCGCAGAGAAAAACCGCAGGTTGACCATGTGACCGGGGTAGATGTGCGTCCCGTCGTGCAGATCCCCGGCGATGAAGCACATCTTGTAGCCGTCCTTGACCGCCTTGCCGAGAATCTCCCGGAGTCCGAGTTCGTCGAACTGCTTGCTCCCGGCGTGAAGGTCGGACAGTTCAAGCCACTTGTAATGCTTGGCGTCCGGAGTCGCACCTGACAAGTGCAAGCTCACATTCTCCGATTCCGCGAGGATGGAGTAGTAAGTCTTGCCGGACACCTTGTACGAATGTACCCGGTATCCCTTGTCCGTCAGCCGCCGGATATCGGCGTACCTGACTTTCAAATCTTCGAGCGTCCAGTATCCCTTAGCGAGTTTTCTTGCCAGCGTGTCCATGTTGCCTCTCTTTCATCCCCGAAATGATGTGTTCCAAGTGCGTGGTCAGGCGTTCATTCGCCTGATCGATTTCCTCCTCAGTATGCAAGCACCCGTTTCGAAGCGACCGGGCAATCCGTTCCATGGGAGCTGCGAGGATATGCAGCATCTCATGGAGTAAGAGTTGGTCTTGGCTGTCCTGTTGCCAGAACGCCGGATAAATGACCATCTGGGCGAGCTTGTAAACATCGTCCGGCGTGGTCTTGGCGAAGGTCGTGTAATCCCCGTCCTCTTCATGGGGAGTCAGGGAAAACGAGATTTCAACCCTCCAATCGGTCAGGAGCAAATCTTTCTTGAGTCTCTTGACCTTTCGGATTAATTTATCCGTGTTCTGGCTCATGGTCCCCTACTTTCTAAAACGTCCCTTCATAGCTCCCATCTTCATCGTCCATGTGGGGAGCCTTCTCAGGGTGTTTCTTGTTGAGATAGAGCTGCATGAGGCTTGGCCTAGGGTCTGGCAGCAAAGCCCAGTCCATGAGGACCGACAGGCAGAATGGACCGCATGTCGTTTTGTGGATTCTCTTGTCCACCATCTGCCCGAAAGCCTCGACGTTCTGGCACACCAAACAAACCTTCCATGCACACATAATTATCTTCTCCGTCTTGAAAGAGCAGCTATCTGTGAGAGGACCGAATCATCGGCCTCTTTTTGGGTTTGGCGAAAGCCTTTTCGATGTCCTCCCGTTTGACCTCCACCGGCTTCTGCTCCTCTTGCCATTCGATGAGCTTCTTCTTTTTCTTACCCATTTCGTCCTCCCACCACAGCCTAGTTCCTAGAATGTGGAAGAAAGGCGATAAATGTAATCAAGGGTAAAGAGACACCCGGCGAAGAAAACCCCTCCTAAAGCGACAAAAAAACAATCGACAGCTATGCCTGCGATTGCGTGGAAGATTTCGTCCATTTCTTTGTGGCGTATGAGGCTGACCCGCCGAGGATTCCGATCACGGCCATGAACATCTCAGCCGTGTACAAATCCACCCAGCCCTCTTTCGACACCCAGACCACCAATGCGCCGAGGATGGCCACTATGACGGTCTTTTTGCCGTCCAAGAGTTCCAAAAGTGTGTTGAACATATTATAAAACGTTGAGTTTCTTAGAAATAGCGTCGATTTTTGTCATTATGGTATCGAGCTTTTCATCCGTGACGGCGCCCTTCTTCTCCGTGACCTGAAGGCGCACATCTATGGCCTGAACCCTCGCATCGTCAGAGGCTTTATGTTCAGTTATCTGCTGCTTGCAGTAGTTCACATCCGAGGAAAGGGCTTGGATATACATGACCCCCGAGGCTAGAGAGACAATTAGAACGGCGACTAAGCCCACGGGTACGAGCGTAGAGCCTGAAATGAACGATTTAGAATCCATATTTGTTTTTGTTCTGGCTTGGATTCACCAGATGGGGGGAGGAGGTTTCCCATCTAATGAACCCGAGTCAGGACATGGGGTAATTATACCATAATGAATACGGATTGTGTACATTGAAAAATGCCGGCCAGTCCCCTACTCTTGACTATATATTGCCAGGACCCTTTTGCCGTGATAAGCTGTATTAGTCACTTAAAACATACGTCCTTGTTTCAAGCCAAGGACAAGCAATTCCGCCCAAAACTCCAAAGGGCGACCATCGAAAGGAGCTATCCCGCTGAACCGTAAGGTTTGTCGGGTGCTTGAACACTGCCGACTACCGCGAAAGTTGTAGTAGGCGGGATAGTTGCTTCCGGTGGTTTTTGTTTGGATGTGCCTTCCCCGCGTTGTGCCATAGGACGACAGGAGGGCGAATCTCCGCGTATGACTGCCGAAGCAGTCGGAAAACAAAAGGCTCCTATGCCGTTCATTTTCCGAAAATGTGTCCATAGCCGAGGACGCTGGATCTGTGCTCGAAAGGGTCATTTCCTGCGTTTCTGGGTTGATGACGAGCCTGGGAAAAAAGACACCCAGTCAGTCAAGGATACAGAAAACGACCCGGATAATACCAGGTCGTAATCCCATGAAGTCCCCGCCCACGCGTCAAAACAAGGGCGGGGCTTTCTTATTTACCTATCCTCCATCAACAAGTCAAGTATACCATACGCCTCTGTGGATAACTATTGACAAAAATGGGTTTTTGTGGTTATACTCTGGGCAATGATATGGAAAAGATTCCTCAAGAAGTGATAGTAAAATTTGGCAGAAATGAACAAAAGGATCCATTTAGAACGTCTTGGTATAGGCTTCTTCAAGTCGTTTATGGATTAGGCCTAGTGGTTGCTCTATTTATCGTTGTTGCGGTTGCCTACGATAATAAGCCCTACTTCAATGAATTTACATATAATGCCAGTATCGGAGAAGAAATCAAAAGGCAGAATCCGAACATGATATTTGATGATTATACAGACTACACCATAGGCACAAAAGCAATAGAACGCGGGACAGATGTTGTCGCCAAATTGAGAGAAAAGAATGCCTTATTTACACCTAAATCTGAAACAACAGGGTCATGGGGCAGTGTCTTCTTATCCGCAATCGTCGGCCTAATCGTCACAGCCGTCGTCTTCCTAGGGATTAGGTGGATAGTCAAGTATATTATTGCTGGTAAATGATAGAATGATATGTATATTTTTAACATTCTGGCTACCGCTTTTCTCGTCCTGGTTGGAATGACAGTCGTTTATTGGTTGATTGAAGTTTTAGCCACTTGGATAAGCCCTTTGCTGACACGATCAAGCGATAAAAAGATTGAGCGTGAAATGGAGAAGAACGCGCAAGAGGCAATCGCTGCGATAAAAAGTAAATATCCAATAAAATAGGGAGTTTAACTCCTATTTTTTGTTCTGCGATGCTGCAATCTTAGTAATCAGTTCCATCGCTTTAGCGATATCCAATATAGTATGTCACTCGAATCTAACATCAAGGAATTATCAAATACGACAGGCTATTTGCTTACCTGGGTAGCTGCAATTGCCTATTTGCTTTTCCTTGCTTTATTGACTGTTGGCTTCTTTGCTTTTGCTCATTTCGTCTACGGATGGCCCGTATGATGATTCAATGAGCTTTCTGATAGCCTGGTAAAATACCGGAGAGCTAGCAATCCTGCCGATATCTTTGATTATAGTCCCACTGATTGTTTTCGCACCCACGCTTGTACCAACGTGTTTTGCTACTACTCCCCCAGCGAAACGTTTTATATAGCCCACTGGATCACGAGCTATATCTCCAACACTCCCAGCCGCGAGACTTCCGGCGATAATATCCGTTAAATACCCGCTATAAGCTCCTTTCTTAAGGATTCTGCCCTGAGCTTCCAGTATTGGAGCTAGCTCTTTATTAATAGGTGACGCTAACGGAACGGCATCTTCAATAGCTTTTTTAAGAGTACTCCTGAACGACATATCAGCTAAAGCTTTGGCTTTCACGGGAACATCGAGAGATTGTTTGTAGACTTTTTCTAGGCTATCGCCCAATCCAACCTTTATTGTCTGTAAATCCTTTGGTTCTAAGACCTTGCTTCCATAATAATTCTGGTATTCGGCCAATCTATCAACGATGGCTTTTTTGGCTGTGGGAATATCAATAGGAGAAAGTTTCATCGTCTTAGCGAGCGCTCCATCATCCAGCTTTGATACTGTCGTATTCAGAAGCTCGTTCATGTTAAACTTTTTCCCGGATGCTTCACCGAGCGCATTATCCAATGTTTTTCCTAATTTTGCGGCACTGCTTTGAAGTTTGGTGAGTATCTCCTTTCTAGAAAATGACACACCTGTATCAGAGACAGCTTTACCGATATCCAATCCTTTGCGCATATCGCGAGCAGCCTCTGTTATTGTAGTAGGGACGGTCCATGAATAGAAAAGATTTCCAAATCTATTGGCCAACGAACCAGCTTTTTCTAGGACAGGTGAACCTGCGCCTATTGCACCTGAAACAACAACATTCTTATTAATCTCGCCCTCTTGAGCAGCGGCTACACCGGCAGACCCAGTCCCCTCTATAGCAGCCCTGCTCAACAGCTTGGTGGCTCCTTTGAGTACTGTGGGAAGTTTAGACGCGCCAGCGGTCAATTCTACGCCTTTGGTGGCCTTTGAAGCCATACCACCTGGTAGAAAGAACTCCCCTATCTGTTCAGCTCCAAAGCCTATTTTCTGCCCCGTGGTCGTCGGGGTCAGATAGTCCTTTTTTGCCGTATCAATCATCGATCCGGTATCCAGTGCTTGTTTACCAGTGAGCCTCCCGATAGTCGCGTCATATCCCGATTTAAGGGCTGACGAACCTAGCTTGGCAGCACCTAGCAAGGTACTTCCAAAGCCCTTCACCGCACCGATGGTGGTTTGGATCGGATTTATTTCCGTGAGCGTCTTCCCTATCCCAGTATCTTTGAGGGCGTTTAACTTACCCCAGGTGCTTGTGGTTTGGGCTGGCGCAGTTGACTGGCCGCTATCATTCAATCCCTCAAGGATATATCCACGTTTGACCAGCCCATCCACAATTTCACGCTTGTCCAAATTAGCAGGGGCTTTCTGCAAGATGTCTTTTACCTGCTGTTTCGATAGATTAGGCATATCAGAGTCCAAGGGATTTAATATATGAATCTGTATTCCCGACCCCTCCGACCGCGCTGTTTAGATAACCCTCCACAGATGAACTCTTAGACAGATTCGCAGTAGGATTGAACTTAAACTGGATAGCTACGTTGTCCGGATTCAACCCCTGCCGTGCCGCGATATCCCGAGTCTGGCTGGCGTAGTTATTGTATTGCTTTGTCTTGGCTTCTAACCGGGAATTGATAATCTTCAAGAACTCAGTACGCACATTCGCGGGTAAGATTCCTCCATTCTCTTTGAGATACCCGTTGTATTTCGCAGCCCATCCACTAAAGACGTTTCCAGATCCAGCGGCCGAGTTATATTCTGATTCTCGAACGACGCTAGTCGGGTCCAATGCCTTCATGAACGTGTAGACGAGGGCCAAGTCCTGCGGGCCACCTGTACCGCTTTCTGCGATAGCCTGCATACTCGAATACTGGTCCTGTATGGCATTGAAGTCTTTGACTATCTGATTAGCCTCAAACCTATTTTTTGCCGTGGCTTCATTATCCAGATTCTTCTGTCCGAGCTTTGTGGCGTAGAACGCCGGAGTGAACTTTGAAGACGTGTTTGATATCTGAGGTTCAAACGGAAGCTTCACAGTATCACCCAGATCTCCATTCTTGGCCTGCTGAGTAAGCTTATAAGCCAGCTCAGGGGGCGTCAGTTCTGAATCAGGCTTGTCCATGATATTGGCCAGATTCCTTTCGACTGCCAGCTCAGGCGTGGTTGAGGGAGAAATGACCGTGTTCGGGTTCGTTCCTCCGAGGACGGAAAGCACCTTAGAAGCGTAAGCACCGGAATCATAGGCCACACCCTTGCTATTCACTCCCTTTTTGACCACCGGAGTGCCACCGTTCCAAATCAAGGCAATCTGCTGGGCGTTATAACCCTGATCCAATAGGCTCTGTACTTTAGCCGTCGCAACCTTGTCCTGGTTGGCTTGTGACATCGGGGCGTTTGCGTCACCTAAGAATTGTTTAGCCCAGCTTTTCCAGGTAGCAGGCATGAACTGATAAGCCCCGTTCTCGCCACTTGCTCCCTTGGCCGAATAATTCCCACCTGATTCAATCTGTTTGATTGCGTTGGCGATAGTCTGAGCGTCGGTAGTCAATGCCCCTTTAGTGTTCGTAGGTGTCGGGCCGTTCGTCGGAGAAGGATTACTGTTATAACCCCCTCCGTTCAATGCTGCAAACTCACGCTGAGCTTGAGCTATGGCGTCTTCCCTTGTGATGGTTTCTCCCCTATCGCTCGCGGCTGACTGGATTGCATTAGCGGCATTGATTATCTGCGACGGAGTGGCGCCTCCTGATGAAGCGGTCGGAGCGATAACTTGCTTATACGACCCGTCCGGCTGTCTCTCATAATAACCCGTGTTTTCCGTTCCGATTACCTTGTTTGATACATCCTGCGCGTAATTCCCAGCGAGGGTCAAAGCTTCCGCAGCCGTCTTTGCCCCCAAAATCTTGTTCAACGTGACCGAATCCGCACCGTTCTTAGCCGCCTCTGTCATCACCGTGTAGATGTTTTTCTTCTCTTCCTTGGCTGATTCGATGGCCGTTTTCTGATTCTCGATATAGAGCTGAAGTTCCTCAGCGCGTTTCTTTTCGGCAGAAGTCATCGTGTCCTTGTTCAGGTTCAAGGCCGTTTCGAGGTACTTCAGTTGGCTTTCATACGCACCGTACTCTGTATCTATCGCTTTCGTGGCTAGGTCGCTGGCAAGGCTCAAGTTACCTTGGATGGTCTGGGAAATACTAGAAAGGCCGAGGCTCTTTACTGCGTATCTCCGGTCAGCGTCGGCGGTCTGTTTGTTGATTTCTTCCTGGGCGATGGGTTGTCCCTGGGAGTCAAGCTTAGTGATCTGGTTTTCCTTTTGGAGTTGTTGAATTTGGGAAGTGATATCAGTGAGCTGCTTATTGTAGGTGTTCACCCCCAATTCGTTCTGCTTAGCGGCCAAGGCTGCCGATTTACCGCCAATCTTTTCCATCATGCTCAAAATCTTCGTACCTAAGCCGGTATTCGTGGCCTGTGCATCCGCGATACTCTTATCAGCCGTACTCGTGAATTTAGAGATATCAAAAGTCGGCACGTTCTGGATGGTTGTCTTATAATCCGGAGCGGGAGTCGTCGGAGGCAGGTTCACCGCCGGAGTGGTCGCAGAGGTCGGAGCCTTTATCACCGGAGGCACGTTCACATTGAAAGAGTCGTATGGTTTATACGCCTTCCCTACTTCGACGGCACCTGATTTTGCCAGACTTTGAAGCTGTGTCGGGTCTGCTATTTTCGTCAGGTTTGAAGTGCCTGCTGCATTGTAGTAGAGGTCTTTCCCCTGCTGATAGATTGAAGATGCCATATTTTTGTATTAAGAGAGATTGGCGTATTTCCAAAGGTTATTGACCCGAATATAAATCCTGTAAGTGGTTGAGCCGTCGAACATCACCCTAATCGTCCCGTTAGGTGCCGCGTCCGTGGGGGCTGCCGAAACAACCGGGAATTGCAGATACTCCGTCTTTATCTTCGGAGAATCCGTGTTATTGTGGCTGTGTACCGGGATGTTTGTTATTTCGCTCATGGATGTATGATTAAACCGATGAACTCCGGAGAATCTCCCGTGGAGTGAGGTATCAATTCAACCTTGAACTGGACCGTGCTGACAGCTTCCAGGACGATTGTGGCGTTAGATTGCGACACAGCACCCAATGAAGCGTAGTTGAACGTCCCCAGGAGCGTATAAGACCCCGTAGAGGCCGTCCGATAATACAATTTGACTCCTTGGTCAGTCGTAAGAACCTTGCCGAACAGTAAATCAACATTCGTGTATGTCTTCTTATTGAGGAGAGTGCCTACTTCCATGAGTCCGGTCTCGAAGAAGGCGCCTGTCTCATACCTTCCGTTTGCAGGCTTCACGATGTTGATTCCACCTTGATAGATCTTTGAGGCGTCGGCGATAATCCCGATGTAGTACGTTTCTGCACCTGAAGAAAGTAACGCCCCGATCACTACACGTCCGCTTGAGCCGTCGTTATTCGAGGATAGAATGTTCTCTACGCAAATGTTCCCAGTCTTAGGGTCAAATGAAAAGACGCCTAGAGGCGCAATCGTGCCCGTGGCACTCGAGGAAACTCCAATATAGATTTTCCCCCTGTGGTGCATGATTGCGTTAGGCCAGAACCACAAAGAAGTCGTACTCTGCTGGATGTTATCCAAACCTTTGGGAATCTGCCCCACCTGTGAGACGTTCACCCCATCCGTGGCGTATATCCGGCCATCGAATCCAGCGACCACATAGAGGGTATTACCCACCGTAATCATTTGGTTTATGCCGTGTTCGTAGAGCTGGACCGGACGCCTGAATGACAAAGTAGAAGATTTATCCCAGAAGAATATATCCGCGACCTTGAAATCCATGGCATAGGTATCCAAATCGTTACCTTTCCATGTCCCGATAGCCAGATCGCCTGAGAGTTCAGCGAGGGTCTTGACCCTGTATCCGGCAGGGAGAGTCAGGACTTTTTGCGTATAGGTGTATGTCCCAGCCGTCCCAGGAGCAAAAGTTTGTCCTGAATTTTCGTAGACTTCAGCTATGTAGTTCGCGGCGCCGATGTAGAGCCGGTCATTCGAGGCGACCAAAGAGGGGTGGAACTGTCCATCTGAGTCAAGGGTCTGCCATGAGGTTGTCCAGGCTGCCGAGTCCCCTGCTGCGGTCAGAGGACCGTAGGTCTCTACCTTGGTTGCGGTGTAGGCGAACAGATAGCCTTTCCAGATATCTAACCCCTCACCGTCGCCGGCCGTATTCCCCGGAAGGTGCGACCAGATATTTCCGTATTGCGCCCAGACCTTGCCCGCTGAATCCAAAGCAAAATACTTGAAATTAGCCGTGGTCGCTCCGGGGTTCTGGACTATTTTTCGTATCGCGGAAAGCCCAGTCGCGGCGATTGAGTGCGTCCCTGAACCGGTGTCAGTGATATCTACATGCGTGCCTGCTATCACGTTAGCGAGGGAAGTAGCCACCTTAATCGTGTTCCCTGAGATATAAGAAACGTAGTAAGTGGTCGTTGCGGAGAGAGGGGCAGGGAGCGTACCAGTGGTAGTGAACTTGACGGCCAGACCAAGGACAAAGTTTTTTGAGACGGAAACAGTGATCAAGTCGTTCGTATCAGCCGTGCAAGTAGACGCGGTGTAGGTTCCGATATAATCCTCCATCATGTTAATCGCCTCATAATTGGCGAGACATGCACCCGGAACAGAGGAGATATCTAGGCACTGGATGTTCTTAGCCTTTTTTGTGTCGAGATACGAAACACCAATCCCGTCTTGAGGGGCTGAAATCGAGATAGAGCCGTCTTTGAGTAGTTCCATATCAGAACATCACTATCTTAGGGATAAATGTAGAAGCCACCGTGCCGGATACCCATTTGATTCCGTCAGCCTCCGCGCTCGTATAAGTGAAACTGTCGCTAATTGTGCTTGTGAATCCAGAGTGTTTACGGTACTTCTTCGTCCCTCCGTCCTGGGTTGAAATGAGGTTCGTACCGTCCCAGGCGATATCTTTAGGGGTATTCGTCGTGACCGTGAATGAATCTGCTATAGTGGCCGAGAACCCGGTACTTTTTCGGTACTTCGTGCCGGTGGAGTCGAGCGTCAAAAGATTCGTCCCATCCCACTCGACGCCGCGAAGTGATGTCCCGATTGAAACGCTGGACGAAACTGTCGCGGAGAACCCCGTCAATTTAGTAACCTTGCTGGATGAAACGACATGCAAGAGGTTCGTACCGTCCCAGGCCAGGGCGTAAGCATAGGAAAACGCAAAACTATCCTTTAACGTGCTGGAAAATCCAGTGCCTTTCTTGATTGAGCCTCCGGTGACTGTCCAAATCACATCCGTACCGTCCCATGTGACTCCTAGGTTGGTCGCGGCAGAGAATGAAGAATCCACGGTAGCCGAAAATCCGGAATACCTGCGTATCTTGTTGTCTGTGTTATTCGCTGCGATCAAGTAATCTGCCATACTAATTCGCCAAGGCGTTGTAAGCGTCCATTAGGTTAATATCCTTGAAATGAGAGGCCGGAATCCCGTAATGGCAGAAAACCTTAAATCCCTGTTCCTTGGCCTTCTCGCAAAAGTAGAAATCCAATCCAGTGACGGCAAATCCATCTTTCCACTTCCGGCAAAACGGTTCCTTGACCGCCTCCAAGACCTTGCGAGACATGCAAATCGCGCCTGAGCCTACCGCATCCACTTCCTGCAAGCCGTTCCTGTCTTTGTGTTCCTTGTATCCACCCTCGACCCTATCCATGCCGACAAAGTAAATCGGGAAATGCGGGTCTGACATGTTCCATTGAGGGCAGGCACAGCCGACAACATCCTTATCCAGATCCACCAAATCCAATATCTTGCCCATGGGAACGACATCGTGGTCAATAGAAATCAGATAATCGAATCCCTCATCCAGAGCGTCTTTGACCGTCTGATTCCTGTTATTCTCCGAAGGTTTCAGGTCGTAAAACCTGATTGAAGTCTGGAAACGCTTGTCGATGGTCGCGGAAAGCAACACGCCGAAAAGCTCAGGGCGTACCAAACCCTGATGCAAGACGGCGATCAAGACTTTATTTCCAGTTGACTCCATAGGCTTGAGCGATTTTCTTGTACCCTCCGATTTTCTCGATACCTGGCACCGGAGATTCAGGGTTCAATGCATCCTCGTCATCTTTCGTGAGCTTCTTTCCAGAGGCCGTCTTAGAAACTATCAAAAGCACCTTTTCCACATCCGTCACCCTAGGCTTTTCGGGATAGTGTTTGTCTGAGAAATCCTCGAACTCAGCTTTTTCGGCATCTACAAGCCCGCATTTTTCCTTCATCTCATCGACCAGCTCATCCGGAACGAACACGAAGACAGGCTGGAACTTCTTGCCTCCTTCTTCTATTTCCTCGCCTCGAGTATTCGGATACAAGACGGCAGGGAGCCTTGAGACAACAGACATCCAGAAATCGGGATAGATGTACCGCGTCGCCCCATCAGTTTGTTCAATCTCTACTTTTCCTTTGAGTACTTTCATATTATGGAAGTTGGAATGTGAGGATTACGCCGAGTCCTTTAGCACCCGTACCGGCTCCATCCACGTCAATCGCAATCAAGTCACCCGTGGCTACATCGTCATGGGTGGTATCAATCACGGGAGCCGTGGCAGCCGTGTACGAGGTTGTTTCGTTGGCGTCTATCGTGATCGCCGTAGAAAGCATGTCAACCGTGTCCGTGACGTTCCGAATCTGGACCGTAGGTGCGCCAGAGGATGAGACCGTAGTCACGAAAGCGTGAGCGCCGACAAGGTTCCAGCCGTTCAATGAAACAGGGATGCAGAAAATCAGTTTTCCATCTCCCGTGGCCACCGCCGTTGCGTCATCTACTATCTTCATTTGCACGATTCTCTTGCCATAATCCGAGCCAGCCAACCCATCCGGAGTGACAGCCCGTGCCGCGTCCGTTCCCGTGGTCGTTTCTGCGGCCGTCGCGGCCTCTACCTTGCCCTTCACTGTGTCGCTCATGTCCGAAATCCAGGTATCCAGTTTCCCCGAACCGTCAGCTATCGGAATCTTCGACGCGGTTGCCGTAGAAGTCGCGTTAGCTGGGTCTTCTACCACCTTTGTCGAGCCGTTGAGTGAAGCTACCCCTGACGCCGCCCCTTTCGCGGAAGTCGAGATAGCCCCCACATCCGCAGCAGCCAAGGCCGTTCCGTTGACCTTGTAGGATTGGCCGGTAGGGATATTGACCGTTCCCGAAGCGTCCACCGTCGCAAGTGAGTTCTTAATGGTCTTTCCACCCACTCCGTCGAACAGAACGATAGCCGTATCCGTCGAGGAAGCCGGGCCAGATACGTCACCACCGCCAGCGGCACCGATAGCAGACCTGACGGCCTTTTCCGTCGGGATTGAGGTATCAGCACCAGGAGAGCCGACAGTCGTGACAAGAGTCAGGCCATCTTTGAGGGTCTTTGAATTGGCACCGTTCCACTGAGGTACCTTCGCATCAGTGTTCGTGGCCGGACCGACGACATCGCCAGTACCAGCAGGAGAAGCCCAGGTGCCGTCACCTTTGAGGTACTTAGTCGCATCTCCCGTGGTAGGTGCAGGGACCAAGCCTTTCACGCCGCCTGAACCTGAGTCACCGACGAAAGCGGCGAGGTCTGCCAAGAGTTGTGCGAGAGTGCGGTTAATCCATGAACCTGCTTTGCGCTGGATCACGTCATCATTCGTAGGGCTTAAACCAGCGATAGCGGTCAAATCAGCGTCAGAGGCTTGCTTGGCGTTCAGTTGGTCCTGGATAGCCGAAGTGACGCCTGCCGAGTAATTGAGTTCAGCGGCGGTAGCGGTCACATCAGTCGCACCTTGAGCTAGGGTGTGTTTATGCCCCGGATTGCTCGAAGCGGCGTTTTTGAGCTTGTAATCCAAAGAGGTCGTTACGGCTGAGCCGTCTACACCTACCTTCGCCTCAAGTGCGCCAATCGCGTCATCTTCATTCGTGTGATGAGTGACGTGGTTAGGGGTATCCATCGGCTGCCCGGCGGCACCGCGGGTAGTCGAGAGGGTATCAATGGAAGTCGGAAAGTTAGTCGCCATATTAAGAAGGCTCTGTATCGTTTGTGTAGGTCACGCTCCTCGCCGCTCCCCATGAGTAAGTGGCTGAATCCCAAGTAGCGACCGAATCGTCCCAATTGGCTACCAGATAAGCCGTTGAATTAGGCTTGGCGTCTTTCGTGAAACTACTGGACATAGGTTTCGCGTCGTTAGAGTAACCAGGCATAGCTACTTCCAGTTATAAGTCTGGGTGCGTAGCCGAGGGCGGTATTCTGCGAATCTCTTTGAATAGAAATCGCGGATATCCCTTTCGTATCTCCCCCACTCTTCTTTAAGGTGGATGATTACAGGATTCGAGGGTTGCTTTACTCTCATCCATTCCAAAGCGGCGCCGACAGCGACGGCGTTATGGTACGGGGAAGCGAAGCCCGGCTCTTTCGTGGTATCGGTCGAAGCGAAGGCCACTATGTCACGGTCAAAATAGACCTTGAAACCGTTTGTCGAGCTGTAAGACGGATTCGGGAGTATCTCGACAGTCGTTCCGATCATGCGGTATCCGGTAGGTGTACCAGTCTGTGCGGCCAAGTTCTCCAACCCATCCCCCACGTTCTCGATAGCGATAGGCTCGAGTTTGACGTAGTTGCCATTCGGGTCTTTGACTTCGACCCGTTGGACGGTCAGAGCATCAGAGGGCAGAGGGTATTTATTCGTGCCAGCGACAAGATTGGTCGCAGCTTGCGGAAGGTCGGTCTGGTTGGAATCGTCGTACTGCCAACCGCCGTAGGTCTCAAAAATCCAAGACCAAATCTTGCGGCTTGCCGTATTAGCGTGGCGTGCGAACTTCTTTTGCTGGGTCGTGTTCCCGGAAATCGCGCCATCCCCTAGGTTGGTCAGGTCTTCGACAGATTGGATAATTCCGGTAAGTGTGGAGGTATCGGAGAATTGCATACGTCTTCAATGGCTCTCCCCCACTTTTCAATATGCTTTTTGTAATCCCAGTCTTTTATGACTGCCGCCTTAGCGTTACTCGCTATTTCGTCCCTTAGTATACCATTTTCCATCAATGCACACAATTTGTGCTCAAACTCTTCCGGAGTGGAGAATAGCATCCCTGTTTTACCGTCCTCGATGACAGGAGTCCCCTGTATCGGTTCGGCATAGGGATACACCTTTGAGGCGAGTGTCGGGATGCCGCACATGGCGTACTCCATCCACTTGATGTGGCTCTTGGCGCGATTGAACTCATCATCAATCAAGGGAGCGATACCGACGTTCCAACCCTGAGAAGCCAGAAGGTCTGGATACCCTTTCCATGATGTAGTTCCCCCTTTGAAGCTCAGTTGCTTCATGGTCTTTTGAGGGTAATCCTTGAACAGATCCAGGATATCCTCATTGGTGACAGCCCCTAGAATCTCGAACTTCCAATCAGGGTGTGCCATGAGTACGTTACGGAGTGCCGGAATAATCATCCTCAAATCTGAATTGTGGGTAATCGAGCCAGCATAACCGATTACTTTCTTTCGTGTAGGCGCAGGAGTCGGCCATTCCGCAGTATCAGTGCAGTTAGGCAGGACGTAGATATCAGGCTCGGCGTTATAGACCTCTTTTAAGCGTTTCTGGAAGGCTTTTTTCAAGGGTTCAGTTGAGACGAATATCGCATGACAGAGTGACAAGGCAGAGGAAACAATCGCCCTCTTCTGCTTGTCAGGGGCGTAGTATTTATATGCAGCCTGGTCCGGCCTCACCTCGAAAATATTGTCATCGAAGTCAAAGACCACTTTTTTGCCGTAGTACAGGGCATAGAACAGGAGCATGCCCGTAGGTACTTCGGCGTCCGATTGCTTGATCACAACGACATCATATCGCTCGAATATCTCGCGCCACATCTCATCAGAGTTCATGCCTAGCTTCTTAAGGTCTTCGCCGTAGTAATCGGCACCCAAACACTTGGCCGGAGTGACTACCCGGTAATATCCAACTCCCCCATACATCTTATCCTTCCGGTGCGCCCAATCGGTGTAAATGAAGCAGGTTTTTGGAGTCATAGTTTTTTAATCCAATTCTTATCAAGAGAGACATGGCAGGACCTGCATAGAGGGAGATAATCCTCAATATTGTCAGTGTAATTTCCTGTCATATTGGCCCAATCATGAGCCTGTCTCAGTTTACATTTTTCACAAGTAAAGTTCTTTGCTTTACCGTATCTTCTATGAAGACGTTTATGCAGCGTCAGAAGATTATTTGGGTTCTCTTGCCATGCCCAATGATTTCTTCCCCTAGGCATGCTAGCTAGTCTTTTTCTATCATCCCTGTTTAATGCTGATTGCCGCATCTTCTCCCTTATTTCTGCGGTGACCTCATATCTTTTAGGCATATTCCTAAAATGGAATGCTTCCAATATCAATCTCGATTTCCTGTTCTCCCACTCCCTGTTTAGGTTCAGTCACCTGCTCCTGAGTCGCTGGCCTCTGTCCAATCTCAGAACCTAGAATGATGTTATAGTCCGGATGTTTCTCCTGCTCTTTGTGGCTATTCTTGAAAACCACAATCTTGGTCTTTTTGCCGTCTATTTCAATCTCTCCCGACATGAACACCTCACCTTTTTGGCTGGTCTTCTTCCACAATGCACCTAGTTTTGTCGTCATATCTTTTTGTAGACCGCCCAATAGCGCGTCTGGTTATAGCCTAGATTCAATTCCGATTCGCTCCTCACCAATTCAAACCCTTTAAGGTGTTCCTCGACTACTTGAGGGTTCCAAAGCCCGTAATGCGCCGGGGATAATGAACCGTCAAAGTTGACCTCGAAATACAGAGTCCCTTTGGGTTTGAGTGCCGTCTTAATCCGATCAAGTAATCCAATCGGGTCAGGAGTATGGTCAATCACATTGACGCAAAGCACCTCATCAAAGGATTCAGGAGCGACACCTTCCCAATCCTTCCGGTAATCCACCTTTGCGTCCGGCTTCTTGTACATCTCAAGGTATTCATCCTGTAATGGGTCAATCGTGACGCACTTTTTGCCTGAGAACTCGAAAACCGACACTAGACCCGTCCCCACCTCGAGGATTTTCTTTTTGTTATCCATCTCAGGGAACTTTGAGAGGTGCGTTTTCCAATCCAGCTCCCTTTGGGCTAAAAATGAGTCGGCTCCCTTCTCTAATTCGCCCTTCCAGAACCATAATTCCCAATCTTTCTGGCTCATACCTCGAAACAGCGTTTAATGCCTTCCTCAAGGCTGATTTTAGCCGTATAAAACGTGTTCATCTTAGTGGGGTCGCCTACCCGATACTTCACTCCCACGGGTTTATCCAATTTATGCTCAATCGGGGCATGATGGCCTGAAATATCCATCATCATCTTGATGATTTCGTTCATCGAAACTCCCCTTCCGGTGCAAAGGTTGACCGTGAAATCAATCTTCTTATCAACCGCAGCCAAAATAGCGTTCAAAAGGTCTTCATTGTGTATCCAGTCGCGCACCTGCTCACCATCTCCCCAACATTCAAAGGGGTTTGCCTTGTCTTTTATGCGCTTGATGAAGCTAGAGAATGGATAATCTAGGCTCTGGTCCTCGCCATAGCAGGAGAAAGGACGGAAAACGTAGACCTCCATCTCAGGGACAGCCTTTCTAGCCACATCAGCCATGACTTCGAGGGCTAACTTGGCGAAGCCATAGGTCTGATCCGCTGCTTTGAAGTTGGTAAGGCTCACCTGGTCCTCAGTCGAGACAATCTTTTCGTCAGAGTTCTGGACCTCCAAGGGATAAGAAGCGGCAGAGGAAAAGCAGATGAGCTTCTTCTGTTTCGTCCTCACCGCCCAATTGAAGAACTCGCTATCAATAGACAGGTTAGTGGCCACCCTCATTGGTTCAAGGTCAATTGCGCATCGTCCCTCGACGATTGCAGCGCAGTGGATGACCATATCGAACACCTGGGTAAAGTCAGGGTGCCGAAACCACTTGCGCACGTCGTATTCCTCCCCGTCCTTAATGTCCAAACCCGTAATCTTATGCCCCATCTCAGACAGTCTCTTGGAGAAGTGGCGACCGATGAAACCCTTGTGGCCAGTGATTAAGACGTTCATAGATATTTGTTCTTTACGTTGTTAGCGTGATTTAGCTGTTCGCTGAAATTAGTATGGGTAAGTTGTCCGGGGTGGAGAGTGTAATGAGCTAAGACCCTTTCCACATAGGTCGGCGCCCATCTCGCGCCAAGCTTGAGCCACATATCGTAATCGGCTGCCAGGTTATTCACCTCGTCGAATCCACCCACCTGCTCCCAAACCTCCTTACGGAAGAAAACCGCTGGCTGAGGGACGAAGTTTCCGTGCTTCAATAAGGCATAATCCCAAGCCTGCTTAGTAATCTCTCCACCGTAGTTGATCTGGCCGTAGAGCCACTTCGAGTCCTTGAAGTTCTTGTCCACGAAGCTCAGGGTCTTAGGGGCCATGACATCATCGTCATTCGACTCGTTCAGGATTTCACCTTTTGCGGCACTGAAACCTTGATTCAAGGCTTGGCCGATACCAGTGTCCTTTTGCCGGATATACTTGATGTGAGGGTCTTTTGGTAGCAAAGCACTGATGTCCTCTTTCCCTCCGTCTTTGATGATGAGTTCGTAATCGTCGAAGTCTTGGTCAAGGACGGATTTGATTGCCCTTTGCAGGAACTCCATCCTCGTTCCAAGGGTCGGCATCACTATCGAGAATCGCATAAGATTTGTTCGTAAAGTTTTAGGTACTGCTTTCCCACGTCATCCCACGTCATCTTCTTGAGCTTCTTTTTCAGCTCGCTCCCGTCACTTTTGAGCGCGGTCCGGATGGCCTTCTCGATGAATCGGAATCATGCCATTTACAGAGCGTGGCGCCGGACTCCTTCCATTCGCAGTTGTCAGTCAGGACTATCGGTTTACCTTGCGCCCCTGCCTCCATGACGGTCAGGGGGAATATCTCAGCCTTTGAGGGTAGGCAAAAGACGGAACAGGCGGCGTATTGCTTGATCAGTTCGTCAGGCTTCATGGGAGGCAACCAGATAGCCCCGTATGCTTCACATGCCTTGGCATAAGCCTCGTCTTTCCTTTCCCCAATCATCACATAGCTCATGTCCATCTTCTTGCATGCCTCAGCAGCCCCGAATTGCCCCTTGGAAGGCTCTATACGCCCCACGGTCAGGACGAAAGGCGGCCTTTCATTGACGGATACCTTCTTGAACCAAAACTTATCAATCCCATTAGGGATTACCGTAGCTTTCGCATTATCAAAAGTGAGATGTCTTTTCACCCTTTCAATCTCGGTGGTCGAAAGGAAGACAGGATATACATAATTCAAAAGTTCCTGCTGTTCAGGATAGGAAACGTACTCCTCAGCCTCATGGTAAATCATCGAGGCCACCACTGGTTTGTTCTGGATTGAGGCCGTGAGTATCTGGTACTTCGTCCAGTCCATCGAGAAGTTGAAGACATGGACGATATCGAAGTGCCTGTAAGCCAATGCCGGCGAGTAGACCGGCTGGTCGTTGAACTCAACCTCCACGCCTAACTTTTTGACAGCCTCCATTATCTTCTCAAGTTGCACCATGTCCCACCCTATCCAGGAACCTTTGGGACGGTTCTGGAATAGGACCTTCATAGGGGTTCGGTCATCGTCTCGAGAAAGTCTTTTTCATTGTCGAGCCTCCAGAGGAAACTCTTGATCTGTGCGAGTGCTTCGGGACGGGTCTTATGCTTGTACCCGTTGGCGTCCTGGTAATCGTCTCGCTTTTCGTCGTAGATATTCCCTGAAGGGATGGAGCCGACGTGGATAGACCGCCAGTAGATTCCCACTACATCAGTATTGTGGGGATGTGGAACTAACCTAAGGTCTTTATCAAGCTCCTTGATTTCAGTCTCAAACTGTGAGATTTCCATTTTATTGTAGGGTCTTACCTGCTCAATGCCCTCGGGCTGGCCATTGAGATAACCGCCCGAGGAGGCAAAACCGGTTAAGGTTTAACTACTAACTAGGCTGTGACGCCACACTTGATGTCCACAATCCAAGCGGAGTTGAGGACGACAGCGGCGAAACTTGCTTTCCAGCCCACCGTGGACCAGGTGTCCAACGGATTCGAGGTGTCTTGCGTACCCGGCGTCTTGACGTAGATACGCTGACCAGTCTGACCATCGAGCTTCACCATGCCGTAAGCGTTGGCTCCGACGATGAAGTTGTGGTAGACGGTCACGGTCGAGGATTCCGAGACTTCGTTGTTCGTCTCATAGAACTCCACGCCGTACAGCTTACCGAGCTGGCCGTTCCGGATGTTCGTGGCGTCCACATAGCGTGAAGCGTCCAACCATTCCGAGTTGCCGCGCAGGTCGTAGGCTGCGGAAGCGGCGATTATGCCCTTAAACATTCCGTTAGAGAACGTCTTGGCCTTCGCCTTCTTCAGGGTGCGGATAGCCTTGCGGATTTCAGCACCTGACAGCACGTCAGTCGCAGCGACAGCCGTGATGTTGGCCTTGGCACCAGCGAGTTGGGCCGTGTTGGAAGCGGAGAGCGCAGCAGCCAACAGGGTATCCAACGTCTCACCGGCGTTTTGTCCCATGACAGCGGCATGTTCCTTCAAGCCCTCATCAATCGAGGTCATGTTGAACAAGCTACCAACCTTGGCGTATGAACCGTATTCGGCAACCGTCGCTGAGACGATGGTCGAGGTCATATCCACGGCAGACGGGACAGCCGCCTCACTCAAGGCAGACGTGACGACGGCCAAGGGGCTGAAACGGTTAAAGTACACTACCTTACCGCTGTTCTTAGGCAGCGATTTCACCTGAGCGCCTACATCGTAGGTCAGTGCCAATTCCGCACGATCAAGGAAAACCTTGTCGTAGAAAGTTGACATCAGGTTGGTCAATCCAGTTGTAATCGAACTCACAATCCACTAACGACGGTTTGTCCTCCCATCAATTCTCCATCGTCTTCAGAATCTTCTCCATTTCGGCGGTCGGCATTTCCCTGAGCTGTTCAAGCGTATATTTGCGCTCGATATCGCTCTTTGAGGATGAATCGTCCACGGCTGCATTCTCGGCCTTCTTCTGCTCGCGCATCGCGTTTATCGCGGTCTTGACGAGAGCGTCCTCCTTGGCCTTCTTGCCACCGTTCCGCATGAGGAACTCGACTTCTTTATCGTCGTATCCCTCTACACGGAGTTCCATCATCTCTTTCCAACCATCGTCGGAAGATTCTGGCTTATCTGATTTAAGTTTTGTTTTCTGCACCTCTTCTTCGGTCTTTTTCAACCTTGCGAAAAGCTGCTTATTCTTCTTCTCGAGTTCTTTGTAGTCCTCGAGAGTCGGCACATTTTCGGTTGCCTCGCCGTCCGTATTTTGAGAGGTTTCGGAATCCTCTATTTTTTGTTCGTCTTCCATAGCGGAAGTAGCATGTGTCCAGATTAAAGTGGCTGGACTTCCCACAGGTCAGAGGGCGTTACCCTCTAGCCCGTAGGCCTGTCTAACGACAGGATTCGGGTTCGCGCTCAGCTACTTTCTTCATGGCCTTAGCGTCGGCCAGGAAGTCTTCTAATGCCTTGTAAGCGTCCAATCTCCCTCTAACCTCGGCTTTCACCGTGTCAGACGGCTGGGAGAGGTCTATCCGCGTCATGTCCTTGAGCGCCTCTATCCGTGATCGGAGCATCCCTTCCACCAGATTCCATTCCGGGTCTTGAAAGAATCGAGCGCACTTTGATTTCTCCTCGTTGCTCATACTAGGCGGTCATCATGTTAGGTTGCGGCTGTCCTGCCCCAGCGCCTGCTCCTGCCATAGCCTGCATCATCGAAGCCATATCAGGCTGACTTGGCATTTGCCCTTCCTGCCCTTGCGCCTGCTGTTCCGATTCCTCTTGTTCAGCCAATTCAAGGCGAGCCGGGGAGACGCCTATCTTCTGGGCGTACTGGTTGAACAGGACTTTGATCATCGGGTTCTTGAGCATCTCAGGGTTCTTTGAGAGGGCTGTGATGATTCCCATTAGGTTCTGTGCTGCCACGGCCACATCCTCCTGCTCATTCGTCACCATGAAATCAAACTCGAAATCAGCGTCACCGTAGAAGCCTTTGGATACCTCGATGAAGCGTTTGGCTCCCCTCTTCTTGAGCTGGGATTCGATATTAGCCTTAATCTGCTTCTGGTCTTCATCCGTCACCGGCCTGCCCGACAAGAGACGCTTCAAGACCTCCTCACGGGTCATGGACTCGGAGATAGCCCTATCGAGCTTGCTGATGTCCTCAAGCGACCCTGTGAAGCGCAGGACGTGTTCCGGAGTCAGGTCACTCATCAGTTGAGGCAGCACAAAGTCATTAAAGAAAGCCTGTAGGGTCAGTCCAAGGTTCTCGCGCTTGAAAGCAAACACGCTTGAAGCCCCCTGATTTTGGAGCATGGCGTTAGTCGCCGGAGTCGAAGACGGCATGGATTCACCTCTTACGGAGTCGAAGGCGAAAGACAGGCGGTCAGCCAATTTGTCGTATTCCTGGGTCTCGGTAGTGAAGGCTGCCAGATTCCGTTCTTCGGTAGCGATAGGGGTAATCAGGTTGCCGCCGTTCTGGATCACGTCGCCATTCACCAAATCCTGCACAATGTTCTGGATTCCCGTATTCCCTGAAGTCTGGAAGGTATGCTGTGCTGATATCTTCATGGATACCCTCTTCTGGTTGGTCATCTCATTTGTCCGTTCCTGGGCCTCAAACAAGTCTTCTATCACTCCCCGGCCTAACCAACGGCCACGGGTCTTTGAGTAGTGAAAATCCTTAAACGGATACTCCTTGGTCCATCTTGACTTGAACAACGTCAAACCCGCCTCACCACCTGTCAGCTCGCCTTTATCGTTCTTAGTGCTTACATCCAGGTTTCCCACGATGAAGAAGGCCCGGACCAAGTCTTCACCTTTTCCACCCAACAGCCTTTCGGCCACATCTCCCCAATACTCCGTCACCTCATAGGTCGGCTGGGTGGTTATCTGGTTATAACCCTTGTCTGATTCGTAGCTCGGTTTGCCTTCTAAGGTTCCTTTGGTCTTCAACATGTCCTCGACAGCCTTGGCGTCCCATCCTCCGGTCTTGGCCTTCTCGCGCACCTCGGATTCCGTGAGGTAGTGCTTGACCGATAGGAACCGGGATTTGCCAACGGTCTCGACAGTCGGGTCCAGGGCGAAGCGGCGCAGGTCTACCAGGACAGCGCCCTTCTTGTTCTTGCGGATCACGACAGAACCGTATATCGGGGCTTCTTCGGCTATCTCATTCAAAAGCTTTCCAACCTTATTCCGCTTCATCCAGAGTTGCAGCTCCTTCTCCAAGAGGAAAGTCTTTAATTCAGACTCGCTATTGTTCTCCCAAAGCCTGATGTCCTTGGTATCGAAGTTCAGGAACCTGGTAGCCACGTCGCAGCGGAACTTGTTGATGTTAAAGAACAGTTTAGGCTCCCCTGAGTATGTCCCGCCATTCTCGAACTTGGAATTATAGTAAAGATGGCAACGCTTAATCGTGTCCATCTGGTTGAACGTATACCCCGGAACTACCTCAACGTCATTGTTTAAGAAATTGTCCCAATCGCCTCGAATCAGTTGATAGATGTTATCCGCAATCATAGGGTCAAACGACCCGTTTGCCACACAAGGCGCAAAGCGTCTCCCCCTTGTCTTCGATTAGTGAATTGTGACCGCACTTAATCTCCTCAGACTGTTCGTTGATTATCTCCACGACCTCATCAACCTTTTTAGGCCGTCCACGGCGCTTGATTTCTTGTTCCATGGCATAATTATACCATAATGAACAAATTAAGTGTACATCAATTGAAACGCTGACTCTCCTGTCTATTCCTGGCTATCCTATCCCGATTAGCCTTCTCCAAATCAAACGATTGCTTCTCGCCATTGAAGGCATACCTGACCGCATCCATGGCATGATTGAAGGCATCAATAGGCTCGTTGATGTTCTTTCCGTTTTGATCAGTAGCCCACATGTAATTCTTATACTCGTTCAGGAGATTTAGGCTGTTTGAAGTAACGGATATCCTCTGGGCTTGGACGAACTGGATGCCCTGCTGGATACTCCCCTGCCCCTTCACGGCACCAAGGATAGGGACTCCGTACGATTTAATCTCATCAATGCTCTTAGGTTCCGCGCTGTCTGCCCTGACAACAGCAGTTCCTAAGCCTTTTATCACGTCAGCCAATTGCCGGTTGCTCATGCCCTTCTGGTAGAGCTTCTCATCCAGGATATAACCCCCATTGTAGTAATAAAGGGCTATCAGGGCTGAAGGGTGGTTTGAATACCCGAAATCAAGCCCATAGCCAACCAATCTCGCTTCGTGAGGTATCTCATCAATCTGCTTCCAGTCCTTGAAGACCTTGCCCTCAATTTCGCCTAATTTACCCTCACCGTAGACCTGCCACCAATTCTTATTGTTCTTATGGGACTCGATTTCCTTGATGGTTATTTCGTCCAGAGCCTCGTTGTCCTTGTAAGTCAGGGTTATGAAATCCACGTCATCACGCTTACCCAACATCTCAGTGTAAAACCAAAACTCTACCGTAGGGTTCCAGTCCAATAACACGATTTGGCGGGTGCGGATGATGAGCTGATCCACGATTTTCCAATCAAGATTGTTGCACTCATTCAGGAAAAGTACGTCGCGCCGCGGTCCGTGAGCCTTACCGTAGGAATCTACCGAAAGGAACTCAAGTTTATTCCCTGCCTCGAATGAGTAAACGTGCTTCGTCTCGTTCCAAAGGCTGTCTTTCCAATATCCCCTATCCCTCATTATGTTCTTGAAATCGAGGATGGCGCCCTTGTCCAAGTGTGGGAATGACTCTGAAACGACTGAGACCAGTTTGTCCCTGTTCTGCCTAATCTGGCAGAAATCAATAATCCAAATCAAGATTGATATGGTCTTTGAGGCCGACGTTCCACCGGCCACGGCTCTGATTCTTTTCTTTAGGCCAAATACCTTCTTTGTGGCTGTGGTGTCAGTGAAATTGAATGACTTAGCTGACTGACTTTCCTCCATAAATCGGGGTGGGTAAATCCTTTCCGTTAGTCGTCATGTCCAGCTTGTCGCCGTATTTCTTCGGCACAATCTTGGATAATAGCCACTTACGGCTGTCTATGCGGAGTTTAGAACGTTCAACATGCTCACGATCAAGTAACGTGACCTTGAACCCTTTGGCCTTCTCGACCTCCATCCAGTCGTTCCGTCCGTCATCAGCAATATCTACTATTTCTTCTGCCATCGAAATGGTCGATTGCTCCTTGGCATGTGCGTATTGCTCCACAAAGTCAGGATAAATCCTCAGCCAATCGAACACCGTACTCGCCGCTGGCATATCTTCATCCTTACATACCGTCCTTAATGATTTGCCTTGTGACAATCTGGCACAAATCTCAGCGCTCAGTTCTGGCGAATAGAGTGTAGGTCTTCCCATCGTCTTTTCTTCTTCCATGCCTATATTGTACCAATTTATTGTTCATTACGCAAAAACCCCCGTAGGGGTCTTGCTTGGCCATCTCTGGCCGCCAGTTCTCAAACGTTAGTGCCTCTCTCCATCCCCGTTCCGAGGTAGGGCTACTACCCCCTACCCTAGTCACGATACAGTGACATGGCGATATGGAGAGCGAGCAAAGAAATGTTCAGGCTCTCTCGCAATGTCAGATATAGTTTATCCCTTTAGGTCAATCCTGGGATGTGGATAAATCAGACAATGACGAACCTTCGTATCTCGTCCTTAGTGAACGTGCCAACATCGAATTTGATTCTTCCTCGCCCATCTCTCTCTTTGAAAGTTCCAGTGATCGTAGAACCATCTTTGTATAGATAGGCTCCATGGCGGCGTTCAGGGCTTCGGCGCATTCTTTATCACGCGTCGCCTTTACTCTCTTGTTCCATTCGTCGCAATTTTTCCGTGCCTGTTTGTCGGAACAATACTCCTCAATCCTCCGCCTCACCTCGCTCTTTGGCCTTGAACCTACGGCTGTGAAGTCCCTGACCATGGCATCGAGGGTATCCATCACCTTCCGCTGTTCCTCGTTGGCTGGTTGAGCGCATTTGTGGAGCATGGCTTCGGTGACATCGGGTAGACAAACTTCGGATTCGGGATTTTCGATTTGTTTGTCAACTGGCTCCATCTCCATCTCAACCGCCGGATATCCAGCGTGAGTGAGTTCGGTGTGGTTTTTCATCAGCTCCCCGCAGTGGCAGACTGGTTCTCTAGGCGGTACGGCCTCGGCAGGGCTGGCTTGGTCGCAGGGTTCGCCGCACCTCCAGCATTTGAAAATCATCCTGTCTTTTGGCGTGTAGTCAACGCGCCTAATCATGGGCGCACCACAGCATTTCGATTTTGTTTCATTTGGCATATCAGGTCTTGAAGTATTGGTTGGTACTCATGTGCGTCCCGGACATCTCATCTTGTGCCTGTACAGCTCTTATCGCGGCTTCATCATGGCGGCACAAGGAACTCACGCTCTTATCCCCGGAGCAGAACACGCACCCATCCTCATCGTGCGCCAGCTTGTTGAGTTCGGCGATTAGTTTATCACAGCTAAGGGTATCAGTTTGGCCTCCTACGATGGCACGGCTTTTCTCCACCGCCTCGGCTAGTTTTTTGTATATGTTGGTCATATCTTCGGTTCCGCCGTGTAGGCGACTGATTTAAGGGTTATCGAGCCATCGTCTTGCATCTCGCCCACTGTCCATCCGATGACAAGATTGACAGTAAACAGGTTGAGCAGTCTTGCTAACCAGCGCGATTCTATAAGGACACTGATAGCCACCCCTGGGTTCTTCATGCCTTCGGAGTGTTTGATGAGATCGGACAGAGGAATATTCATTTTTGTTCCGCAAAGTCAGGGTCTATTTCCGGTAGAGCAAACCAATCATCCCCAAAGATGCTTTCGCATGACAGGTCGCAGGGGAATTTATCTCCGTTCTTGCACATGAACAGATATGGTTTGGTCATCTTGCTGTTCGCGCTTGGATTCTGGACTTCAATCCAAATCCCTTTATTATTCCATCCTTGCCTAGCCAACCTGTAACCTTGCTTCAACATCTCTAACGCATTAGAAAAATTCATCGGTGGCAATTCAGACATATCGAAATATATTTATCGCGGATTATTTTCCGCATTGGATTATTACCGCTTTAGACAGACTGATGAATGAGTTCTTCTTGAGCCATTTGATGTGCGACAAATCCTTGTCTCCAAAGAACTCCCTGCGCCACAGCTCCCTCCTTGCCCTTCCGTTGATGTGCGCCTTGAGCGAGACTGCCGCCGAGCAGCCCTTGGTCACTCCTATCTGGCAGATGCTCCTACAAACTGGACATCTCGGACCCTTATGTCGTCTGTCTGTGAAAATCTTAAATAGGTCTAGGGGAGGCATATTTATTTCTTACGGATTAAGTTCTACCGACTGATGATGGAGCGTTCAGGAGTTCGCCATTTCCCTGCCTTTGGGGTAATTACTCCCCTACTACCAGGTACGATGTGGGTTATTCCTCATTCCACCACCAGTCGGCAGACCCCGATGTTCGACCATCGGGGAGCCGGGTGTCTCCATTCGACCTATCTCTAGGCCGCCTTGGATTGAGGATGCGCCAGCGTTCTTGCGAACAAGGGAATCGAACCCGTTTTGTATCCTCAACCCGAGGCGACCTACCTCTAGGCCGCAGGCGTGAGGCAACACCATCTCCCCCGTCCAGCTTACGCCGACCTTGGTTTGAGTGTTGCGATGTCTCGCCCCTGCGACCCAGGATCCGGTCACTTGGCCTTCTTAGGTTTTCGCCTACCCTTGTGCTTCGTGTTCTCCTTTTGGAGTTCTAGGATGCGTGTGGACAACAGATCCTTTTCCTTATTCGCGGCCTCTAATAGTTTTTCTAGCCTCTCTTTCTGGGAAGGGCTGAATGATTGGGGATGCCCGGACGGGCAAAAGAAGATTCTTCCGTCGCGTCTCAACGCGCTCAAGAATGACGCCTCTACGACTATCGGTACGCCGCAAGCGCAACATATGGTCGATTCCATATTTATTTCAAGTTTCATATCGTCTTTATATATTCCTCCCAAAGCCTTTCGAGTTCGTCGTCTGGGCAGTCTGGTGCTAGGCACATCCCGCACTTCTCGCATTTCAGATAATAGTTGTCAGCGAGCCAGGTGAAGAAATCGAACAGCAGCTGCCCTTCACTCATCCCTTTCGTGGGCTGTATCAGGATACTCATAAATTCAGGTAAGAATTAATTAGTTTGGAAACGAACCAAAAGCCGCTGAGAACTCCGAAAAAGAATTTAATCCACTTGTCCTTGACCACCAGAGAGGCTATCAGGCTCAGCATCATCATCAGGGAATCGAATTGCCAGTATTTCATATCGTGGGCTGTATCAGGATTGGCATAGGGGTATCAGTTTAGCTTGTATGTATGAACAGACTCGGCATCTTAATCGGATTTCTTTCCCTACATGAATCTCACCTGGTAACAGCTCGCCAGCATCATGAGGCTCCTCTTTCCAGTCTACTCTTTTGCAACGCGGGCAGGGGGTTCTGGTTATCTTGGTTTCCATATCATTCCATCTCTTTAATTTTCCGACGAAGCTTAGGCACGAACATCTTGCATGGGCACTGTTTCAACGTCTGTCTATCGAGCTGGATACAATCGAACCTAGTAAAGAGATGATAATCTAGGCAATGGCCGCACTCGCATTTGACGTGTTTGCAACTCTTTCCTCCCTTGCAAGGGTTCTTTTTTCCGAAGATGTAAGGCATATCAGTCCGTCATCCAATCGAGTCAGGATACTCGTGTTTCTTTTCGTCTCTGTGTTCCATCTCTTTAATTTTCCGACGAAGCCAGACTCCCGTATCTGTATCCCGCTGTTCCCAAGCTTCTGCCATTAAACCCAATGTCTCGCGGATGATTTCGGATTTGAGCTTGGCTTTGTTCTTCGTGTGCGTCTCGTGCCATAGCTCGACACGGTTTGGTTCTCCGAGGTTCGGCTTCTCCTCGTCCAGCCATTCCAGTTTGTCGGCTTTGGAGAGGTCGAGGTAGATTACTTCCGATTCATCCTTCCCAGGCTTAGTTTCGGCGAGGATTTGACCTTCAACAGCGGTAATTCCTACCGTCCATACCTCCCCCAATAGCCTAAATTTAGAACCGACTGATATGTTTTTCATAGGTTTAGACGATACCCAGGCAAGCCTTCCTGACGCTATCAAACTCCTCATCGGTCAGGGTGGTGGACAAGACTCTGGTTTCCTTTTCCTCATCCGGTGGTTCGGTGATTGGACCGTTATATCTGATGCTTTCGTTTCGTGAGTTCCATTCCTTCTTATCCTGTACGTAGTTAGGATTGGGTTCTAGCTTGGTGATGGTGATTTTGTACATAGTTTTAGATATTAGCTCCCCTATGATGCCGGGGAGCAGGGCGTTCAGCGGAATTTACCTCCGTTGGCTTTAGACACGAGTTCGGCGTGGTACGCCTTGAGCGTGGGCTTCGGGGATGGGAGGTCCATCCAGTCGTTCCATGCCTTCTCGCAGATCCCGGTGGGGCAAACACCGTGAGTCACTAGGTTCGTTGTCCCAGCTATGATTGTTTCCTGACCGCAAACCACGCAGATTTTACGCATTGTTCTGGCCTCCTCTGAGGATGTACCAACCCCATGCCTGACAAGGTTGATAATCCCCACAGAGAAGGCCGAATGTTCAGCTTTCAGCGATAGACTTTAATTGTCCTTTGAGTTCAATCAGTTCAGCCGGAGTCCACTTCTTGATCAGATTGGCCTTGTATTTAATGCCAGCAAACCATAGGTCTCCCCGTCTGTCCCTCAGCCATTCAGCGAACAATATTCCGGTCCCGTGGGCTGAAAACTTCGTGGAAAAAGTGTGGTGTAAGGGACAGAGAATGCAGGCATTCCCGATGTCCCAACGAGTAGCCCGATTTGAGCGCGTGACTACATGGTGGACGTTAATCGACGTTGATCCGCAGACCTCGCACTTATCTCCCCACATAGCTACCGCCGCTTTCCTCCAGTATTTATCCAGTACGGCTAAAGTTGGCTTGACTAGCTTTTTGTTTTTCATTGGTGGAGTTTAGACTTGATAAAATCTATGAGTTTCTCCATGTTTTCTCGATAAAACACCTCAAAGGATTGAGTTTTCTTCGATTGCTCCCAGAGGATGAACAGCACTCCCCTCAGTCTCACGCTTGGATGTTTCTCGTCCTTGTCCAGAGTGATATCCGGTAGCTTTGAAGTGTCGATTTCCTTGATGGGTTGCTCATGGAAGTAGAGCCAACCAAGTGAACCTTGAAGGCTGAAAAGCTCGGTCATGTGTTCGGCCGGCATTTCCTGACAGTCAATGGTCAATCTGATCGTCTTGTCTTGCAGGGTCCGGACACCAAAGATTGAAGCTGGTAAAGGGCTTTTCATTTTTTTGGTCTTATTACGTTATTCCCGATTCCTCTCCTGGCTGTCGCGCGGCACTTCTCGCAGTACATATTCACTTTAGGGGACATGAATCTCTCCCCGCACTTGGCGCAGTTATGTGGTTTTGGTTTTGGGTTGGACATATTTCCATGAAGTCAAGAGGATATCCGCGATTGTTTGCAGACCCTCGAGCTTATTTACTTCTGAGATTGGGACGTGCTTGACCAAGGCTGCGAACGACTCCATGAGTTCCCATTGCTTGTCCCTGGTAAGACCTATCTCGTAACGGTTCATCCCTTTTTCAGCTCCAAGAAATAGCATTTCGTGTGTTTCATCTTGAAGAAGGATTGAGCCTCGTCCGTTTCGATCACGGCCCCTATTTTTTTCAATATTGGTTTTTTGCATACTTCGCAGGGGGTAACACCGACCACTAGCATCAATTCTTTGGGATTTATACCGGGGCTAGCTCGACTTTCTGACATACTTACCCCTCTTTAGGTGTCAGAGTGCCACTTGGCCTTTTGCCCAGCCTATAACCCCACAAAGCGCAGTCTTTTACGGGACACTTTTTTACCTCCATCTTTTGTTGGCACATGCAGTCAAGGCATTTGAGCCTGATTGCCCTTACGGGAGTTAGCTTTTTGTTGGCAAGGAGCTTTGGCATATTTTGATTTAGTTGAGTATCTCCACTTCCGAGACCGTCTTTCCCCATCCGGGGTTCTTCTCATGGAAGATGTCGAATGTCGGAAGTCCCCTCTGGGCGTCGAGGTAAGTGCTGTAACGGTCTTCGCAAACGTAATCCTTGCCGTTAATCCGAATCTTCGTCCCGAGTTTGATGTCCCGAGGGCAAGCCACGGTCCGGCCTTCTTTCGTGTCCAAGCCGATGGCAGTCAGACAGAGCTTCTTGCCCTTGACCCACTTCGGGTTGTGGCAACTATCAGCCCGTGAGTACCAAGTAATTACTGATTTGAGCGTGTCCTTGGCAGGTTCTTTCCATTCGAGGTATTTCTTGATCACCCGGTAGGTCTTTACGTCCGTACAGTCCCATTCGCCTTTTCCAGTTTCGACGCAACCTGTTCCAAGGTCTTCAGCTCCCCCTTGTCCGATGTCCACTGTCCGTCCGAGAGCGTCCAGTCCAGCAGTTCCGCTAGCAGTTCCGTTTCCGACTTCGTGAGTAAGACTGTCATTCCTCGTAGCCCTGACCGTCCCGCGCACGATTTCTTTGAAGGTGAACAAGCAGACGATAACCGCAATAATAATCGAGATAGCATATTTGATGATGTTATTGATTTTCATAATTTTGTTTTAGTTTTGGCTTAGCTTTTCGGGTATCTGTACCAGCAGACTCCATTGACTATCTTTCTCAGGAGCAGACCGTCAGCCCGTAGTTCCTGGCAACGGCGAATCACCGTCCGGCCAAGGTATTTGTTGTCTTTAGCTTCTCGTTCGATGTCCCCGGATGACACCCAGCACCGACGGCTTTTGATGTAATCGAGGGCTATTTGTTTTAGGCTTTTCATACTTCCTCCTCCTGGATTTTGTATTTGCGGATGAGTTTCCCCATGTAAGCCCGCAAAGAAGTCCAAGTAAGATTTGGGTTAGTTTGTTTAGCTACTTTCATGCAGCGAATCCAGCCAGCCCTTAATCGGTTCTCATTGAGCTGTGGAGTAATCGAACCTTTGAACTCCGGGGCTTTGGGCGGGACAAGTTGCGGATACTGGGCATAGAACTCAGCTTGCGTCAGAATCTTCGAGATGGATGAGAAGCGGTAATAGTTCCCGTTCATCTGGATTCCATCTGATCCGCTGACCATGCCTGTCATGAACTTCTTGTAATCCGTATCATTCAGGTGGACACGGGATTTGTCCTGGAAGATGATGACGTGGTTTTGCTCGTATTTGACCATTTCCATATCAATCGGCCATGTAGATTTTAGGATTCTTGCTGAAGTCCTTTGATTTAGAGAACCAGTTGGTAAGGCGGCGCCGGATGTCGAAGACCTTTTCCATTTGCCAGCGCTGTTTCTTTCCCGTTGAGTTGCGCTCAGTCCAGTAGGCTATGAACTTCGAGACCTCTTGGCGTGCCGTACTCTCCCCGACTCCCCGGCTTGCCAACATCTTGATGAATGCGTTTTGCTTCTCCCCATCCTCGAAGAACATGACCGCCTCCTCAGCGGGCGTGGGCGATGAAATCGCCTCTCCCTTTTCTCTTCTTTTTATATTCTTTATATCTTCTTTCTCTATGGTTTCTGTGGTTTGTGGCTTCATTGTGGCTTCATTGTGGCCTTCGCTGTGGCTTTCGTAGTTTTTTACATCCTGATATTTGGCGTAGTTGACGATAGTTATGACCAGACCGCGTGTGGTCTTCGTTGTGGCTATCATCGTTGCCTTCATGAGTGCCTTCATCGTCCGTTCGCAATCCCACTTTGAATAAGCCATTTTTCTGAAGCCGACGTACCAATGCAGACCCTCTTGGATGTCCTTGTAGGTGCAGATAAGCTGGCCCCGTTTAAGCACATCCCCGTCCTTGTGAAACGCCTTCATCAAGAGCCAGTCCCATATTTCCCTGACGCAAGGCGGGGCATGGGCGATATAACTTGACTGGATGCATTTAGCCTTGAGGTAGTAACCGCCTTTGATTTTTGGCATACATATCAGCAGGCATTAAGGCGATTTTTGACTATCTTGTAATTGATCCAGAGAACTTGCGGCTCTACCTTGAGCGCCCTGTTCCAGTACCTCTCAGTGAAGTGCCGGAGCTTCTCGCTGTCGGGAAAGACGAAAGTCTTTTTCACCCCAGGCTCTATGTCAATCATGGGTTGATTAAGAGCCTGTAAGGTTATTGCCAGGTGCATGTCGTTTGTTTTGAATACCTCCATATTTTTGGGCTTATTTCTTATCAGCCTGCCAACATGCCAAGCACTTCGGATACTTTCCCCTGTGGGTCTTTCCGCACTTCGGGCAGACCTTGGAGCCTGTCTCTGAAGATTCGTCGTAAGTCACCTTTACTGGCTTTTCTGCCGTCCTTTCGGAAGCGGAGTTGCAATCATCATCATCTTCTTCCGGGTCATCCCCGGTTGGAATGATGAAAGTCGAGGTTAGAATGTATTTAATAGCCCCAGTTATCGCTTTGTAGAGTCCCTTATCCCCGGCATCGTTGCCTGAGCCGTAGAAGTATCCAACGAACTGTTCCCCGCTTTCTATGTCCGTAAAACTGTACTGCATCTTTGCCGTCGTTCGAGCTTCGGTGTTCCCATTGGATGTGGTAACTGATTCGTTCGACACATCCGTGACTGACAGGAAGAACAGGACACCGTGGCTTACGAACGCGGAATGGAGCTTCTCTTTGATAGCCTTCTCGGAAGCGTAGCGATAATTATGGTGCGTATTCGTTTTGTCCTTCTGGATGTAGTCCACTTCTGACATGATGGCGTGGAGCTTTGCGTAAAGATTTTTCATAATCAATTCCCGACTGAGTGTTTGTTAATTATGTCCAGCAGTTCCATCTTCTTTCTGTGTTCTTCTTCGGCTGCAAGTGAGTTGGCGTTGTATGCCAAGTCCATCGCATTGCCGACGATGATGGATATGTCGCAAGGGTCTATATCGTCCCTTTGCGTCAAGAGCTTGAGGTCCATCAGCGCACCCTTTGGGAGTGCGCCGAGCAACCAAGCTGAGGCACGATTCACGGCGTTGGCTTGCCGTATGCTCATGGTCGCCAT